TTTTCTTGTAGTTTATGATAATATTGGAGAGTAATCATGGCAAAACATATTTTAAGAAATCCTGAAAATTTTTTGCAAAAAATTTGTGAAGACGATGCATCAAAAGATTTTTGGTTAGCGAATGGATGTCATAACTCTGTAGAAATATCTGATGCAGATGCTTTAGCTTTAGTTAGAGGACACAAAGGTTTTAGATTAAATGATGATGAAACTAATAAGGAAGCACACCCAGATAATTTAGATGAAACAATGGTTGATGGCACTAGGTTTGATAGTAAAACTGTAGATTTTACACAAGAAGAAATTCAAAAAAATTTAACTGATTTAATTAATCGTTTAGATAAAGCAATTTCTATTTGGAAAGATAATCCTCCTGCTATTTGGACAACAACTTTAAATACTTTAACATCAATTAATATCAGCTCACTTAGCTATCCAATAAATGGTTGTACATGGGTTGATTGTTTAGAAAAAAATGATATACATATTCCATCTTCTATGGAATTTTAATGAAAGAAAACATAATTGAATTTAAAGGACCTCCTATAATTTTTGGAGATAAAGACCTTCACCCAGATCCTGCATTATTGCACATACCAAAATGGTATAAAGATGTTCCTAATCCAGATTCTTATGTAAACAAAACTATTAAATCATGTAAACCATTTTTAGATTCTTTGTTAGCTGGTTACATATTAAAAAATACACATGATCAAATAATTAATTTTAATGTTTATCATGAAGAACACAAGAAAACAGGAACTTGGATAGAAGTTAAAGATGAAATTAAAAATTTTAAACATTATAATAATATAAATACGGGAGGAATAGGAAAAGATGCGGGAAATGAGTTTCATCCACTAAGTCAAATTGGGGGAATGACTTGTCCTTATGCTAAAAAAAATTTAGGATTTCCTATCTATAAATTATTAAACCCTTGGACAATTAGTTTACCTAAAGGATATAGTGTTCTTATACTTCCACCTATTAATAGACCAGATGATCGATTTGAAATACTATCGGGTATTGTAGATAATGGAGTAGATATGCCTACCAACTTTCCATGTGTATTTAAAAAACAAGGAACTTGGGTTTTAAAAAAAGGAACACCACTTGCTACAATTTTTCCTTTTAAAAGAGAAAAATGGAAATCAAAAGTCTCAAAAAAAACAATTTTTGAACACGAATTAAATATATGGAAGTATGCAAGTATTTTTAAAAATTGGTATGAAAAACTTATTTGGAATAAAAAATCGTGGAAATAAAAGATTTAATTGGTGTTTACTCTAATTTTTTAACACCTCAACAAATATCTGCTTTTATTCGATCTTTTAAAGATAAAGAATTTACAGATGCAGAAGTTATATCAAAAAACGGTTCTTCTGGAATTGATAAAAATACAAGATTAGTTCAAAACTATGGTTTAAGATTTGATAAAACAATGACCGAGTGTCATTGGTTAAATTTTATTAGAAAAAAAATACATGATTATTTTTTAATTTATGTTGAGGATAAAAAAATATTTTTAACTTTATCTCGAATGCAAGAACTTACTTTATTAAAATATGGTCCAGGAGGTTTTTATAAACCACATATTGATCACAAATTAAATGTAAATAATTTAGCAACAGCTAGAGAAATATCTGTAATTATATTTTTAAATAATGATTACAAAGGTGGACATTTGCATTTTTTTGACACAAACCATAAAGAAGTTATTTTAGATATAGAACCAGAACCAGGTAAACTTGTTATGTGGCCGAGTAATTTTTTATTTCCTCATGCAGCAACAAAAGTAGAAGAAGGGACTAGATTTGTATTGGTATCATGGCTAGTTTAAAAAATTATACATATATTAAAGATCTTTTATCTACAGATGAAATAAATCTTTTATGGCGCTATGGAGAAAACGTTCACAGAAGTTTTGATGATTTAAATTCAAATAAAGACCATGATGACAAACAAACTTCTTTAGGTGAAACATGTAAATATGGTGATCCTTTAATGGATGGAATATTAACATTAAAAAAAGAAAAAATTGAAAAAGAATTGGGTAAAGAATTATTGCCAACTTATACATTTTGGAGAATGTATAATCAATATTCAGTATTAGAAAAACATACCGATAGAGAGGCATGTGAATACACAGTTAGCATTACTATAAAACAAGATATGGAATGGCCTTTATTTATTGGTAAAAATAAAATTTACATAGAGTCGGGAGATGGTGTTTTGTATCAAGGCACTAAAATTGAACATTGGCGAGAAGAATATCAAGGAGATTATGCCATGCAGTTATTCTTGCATTATGTTTTAAAAGATGGTAAGTATTCAAAAGAAGCGTTGGATAGACGCCAATCATTAGGAGTTAGAAAGTGAAATTTATATACGATAAAAAAGGTTTTGAAATAGTATTTGACGATACCGAAAAAAAAATTGTCAATGAAATAGGCAAAATTTATTTAGATTATGAAAATGCAAAACATTTTGTAAATCATTTATCTCATGTGGTTACAGAAACGCATAAACAATGTTTTAATTCTCAAAGTGAGGATATTAAAAATCAAATGACTTTTGAAAAAACGGAAGTAAAAACAAAATAAATGGAAACATTTCCTGTTGGAGTTCCAGTTTTTAAATCAAAAATTAATAAACACGACGAGTTAAAAAAAATAGTTTTAAATGCTATGGATAAATCACCAGATGGTTATTTAAAAGATTTTGACACTAAGGATGATTTTATTCATAAACTTGATTACGATAACTCAGCAGATTTTAATAGACCTTGGGTTAAAATTATTGGTAAGTTTATTCAAGAAGAATTAAACAATATGGTTCAATCAATTGGATATGGTCGTGCTTTAATTCATAATTTATGGTATCAGTCTTATAATCAAGAGGGAAGACATGGTTGGCATACTCATGGTTCAAATTATACAGGAGTATATTATTTAAATTTTAAAAAAAATAAACATCCTAAAACAGACATAAAGCTTCCTTTAATAAAACAAGAACAGTTTTCAATGGATGTTGAAGAGGGAGATATTGTTGCGTTTCCATCTTTTTTTAAACATAGAGCACCAAAAAATAATTATCATTTAACTAAAACTATTATATCTTTTAACTTTGATTTAACAGACGGGTAATTATGGAAATTAAAAAACATTTTAATAAAAAAGTTTTACAAGAATATTTTTTTATAGAAGGCATGATAGATATAGATTGTGATTATTTTATTAAAAAAATAAAAGAAGGTGTTAAGGAACAAGACTCTTTAAATTATAGAACTAATATTAATGGAAAAATGACTTCTTTTAATTGTTTTAATGAAGACAAAAATTTAATAGAAATAATACAAAAATTTAATAATTACGTTGATGATAATCATGACTTTCAAAAATACTTTTTATTAGACTCATGGGGTTTTTGTGTTGGTAAAAATGAAGATACTAAATTTCATAGTCATAGTAGATGTCTTTGGTCTGGTGTTATATATTTAAATGATAGTAATCAAACTTTAGATTTTCCAGAGATAGATATTAAAGTAAAACCAGAGAAAGGAAAGTTTGCTTTATTTTCTTCTTTTCTAGAACATGGATGTAAAAAAAATTTAACAGATACTTTAAAATGGGGACTTAGTTTTAACAATCAAGAAAAAAATTCTTGGTAGTTTATGATTAATATTATAAATAATTTTTATAAACCATCTGAGTTAGGATTAATGACTCTTTGTTTTTTAAACAATACTTTTTCTGCTACTCATCAATCAAAAGAATATCAATTTAATGATAGACTACAAGCTTATCCCTGTTATGAGACAGAAGAAATGCAAGAAAGTAAAGACCCATTATCTCCATATCAAATATTTAAAAACACTTTTGAATCTAAAACAAATATAAAAATATTAAAACTACAAACTTTTCTTAGAAAAACTAAACTTGAAGAATTAAAAAATTCTGCTGTTTGGAAAAAAGATAGACCGCACATGGATAGTATTAAATATGATTTAGCTGGATTAGTTTATTTTAATTCTAATTGTTTAAAAGATGGAACTAACCTTTATAATAACATGACAGATTTTGAACCAACAGCTGTTGTTGGATCTAAAGTTAATCGATGTGTTTTTTATTCGACTCAACAACCACACAGTCCGACTATAGATCAAACGGTAGAGGAAAGATGGGTGCAACCTTTTTTTCTAGTTTATAAAAAAGAAACATTAGAAAAACTATAATGTATTTTGTATTTGTAGAGTTTGTTGAAACAGAAAAGTTTCAGTTTTTAAAAATTCAAAAAAATGGATCTTCAAGTATTTGTCAACTTATAGAAAATTCTATGGAGTTTAAATATGTTAATACTAAGAATTTAAATAAAGTTAGGTGGACTGTAATAAGAGATCCATATGAAAGATTTGTTAGTGGTTTACATTATGATTTAACAAGACAAAAATTAAATTTAAAAGATATAAATATAGATCAAGCTTTTGTTAGCAACTATTTAAATCCTATGAATGGTTTAAAAGGAAACATGAACCACGCAACATCACAAGTACCTTTTTTAATTAACACTGACATAAACTATTACATTGATATAAATGATTTAGATATATTTTTAAAAATGCATTTTAATCAAACTTTAAATATTAATAAAACAGAGGGTAAATTAACATTAGATAAACAGGAGATAATGAAACATCTAGTTGTAGATTATCAAGTTTATAATCAAATACAAAATTCACCTTATCTTTGGAAATGGCAACAAGGAAGGATATTTTAATGAAACAAGATTATGTAATAAAAGATAATTTTTTGCCAAAAGAGTATTATGAAAAGATTAAAAACTTTTTAAATCATCAGTATGATATACCATGGTATTGGAGTGAGAAAGATACAAATGAAAGTAAAAATAAAAATGGTTATTTTACCTTTTCTTTTTATGATCATCACAAACCAGGGCATCCTGCTTTTAATCTTTTAACAAATCTTTTACAAGAATTAGAATGTAAGGCGCCAATAGAGATTAGAGCAAACTTATCATTTAGAGATATAGATTGTATTGAATCAAATTTTCATACGGATTTTGATTACCCAAACAGTAAAACAGCAATAGTTTATTTTACGTCTTGTAATGCTAAAACTATTCTAAAAATAGATAAAGATGAGATAGTCTGTGACTCTATTGAAAACAGGGTTTTAATATTTGACTCAAAGATCCAGCATAAAGTGATATATCAAACAGATGTTCATAAAAGACACATCTTAAATATTAACTTTTTTTGAGGTTGATTATAGCTTTTAAAGGCTGTAAATCTGTGATATTAGCTATTTAATATATAATGAGGTTATATGCTACAAAAAATAGGGTTTCAACCTGGCATCAATAAACAAGTAACACCAACAACCGCAGAAGGTCAATGGATCGATTGCGATAATGTTCGTTTTAGATATGGTTCTCCAGAAAAAATAGGTGGCTGGAAACAGTTGGGTGAAAGTAGTTTAACTGGAGCCGGAAGAGGATTACATCACTTTGTAAATAGTTTAGGTCGAAAGTATGCAATTATCGGCACAAACAGAATTTTGTATGCATATTCAGGTGGTGTATATTATGATATTCATCCAATTAAATCTACAACTACTCTTACAAACGCATTTAGTACAACAAATGGCTCTGCTATTGTAACTATAACTTTTAGCACAGACCATAACATTCAAGAAAATGATATTATTCTTTTGGATAATTTTACAGCAATAACTAACTCTAATTTTTCAGCATCCGATTTTGATGATAAAAAATTTATGGTGACAAGTGTACCAACATCTACAACTATTACGATTACAATGCCATCAAATGAATCTGGTTCTGGTGCAACAACATCGGGTGGTATTAGAGTACAACATTATTATACTGTAGGTCCAGCGGTGCAAGCAAAAGGTTTTGGTTGGTCTTTAGGTACTTGGGGTGGAGAAGAAGTTGGGGCTTTTACTACAACTTTAAATGGTGCTATAAATGATTCAGCAACAACAGGTATTAATTTAACAGATCCATCACAGTTTCCAGACTCTGGTACAAATTTTATTTTAATTGGTACAGAAGAAATATCTTATACAGGTATTAGTGCATCAAATGAATTGACAGGTGTTACAAGAGGAGCGAGAGGTACAACAGCAGCATCTCATAGTGATGGTGCAACTATTACGAATACAAGTAGTTATGTTGCATGGGGAGAAGCAGCTTCTGGTGATTTAGTATTAGAACCAGGTATGTGGTCTCTTGATAATTTTGGTGATAAAGCTATTTGTTTAATTCATGATAGTGCTGTATTTGAATGGGATTCTTCAGCGTCTGGTGCAGAAAATACCAGAGCAACTATTATATCTGGTGCACCAACAGCATCAAGACATATGTTAGTATCTACACCGGATAGACACTTAGTATTCTTTGGAACAGAAACAACTATTGGAGATACATCAACACAAGATAATATGTTTGTAAGATTTTCAGATCAAGAAGACATAAATACATACGTGCCTACAGCAACTAATACAGCTGGTACACAGAGACTGGCCGATGGATCACAGATCAGAGGAGCAATTAGAGGTCGTGATGCAATCTATGTTTGGACTGATACAGCATTGTTCACTCAACGTTTTGTTGGTCAACCGTTTACTTTTGCGTTTGCACAAGTTGGAACTAACTGTGGACTTGTAGGACAGAATGCATGTGTAGAAGTTGATGGTGCTGCGTATTGGATGTCAGAAAACGGTTTCTTTAGATACGCTGGTAAATTAGAATCACTACCATGTTTAGTAGAAGATTTTGTTTACGATAATATAAATTTAGAATCAGGTAACGAAATGGTTTCAGCAGGGTTAAATAATTTGTTTGGTGAAGTTATGTGGTTTTATCCAACAACAGGGTCATCAGTAGTTAACAGACAAGTTACATATAATTATTTTGATTCATCACCACAAAGACCTGTATGGACCGTTGGATCTTTAGCTAGAACTATGTGGGAAGATTCTGCAGTATTTGGTAGTCCACATGCTACGTCATATGAAGCAGGAACAGATACATCATTTGATGTTGTTGGTAACACAGAAGGTACAACAATATATTATCAACACGAAACAGGAACAGATCAAGTAAAAGGTGGAACTGTTACAACTATTACATCTAATATATCTTCAGGAGATTTTGATATTACACAACAAAGATCGTCTCAAGGAACACAGACAGGTGTTGCAACATTTAGAGGAGATGGTGAGTTTTTAATGAAGATAAGAAGATTTATACCTGATTTTATATCGCAAACAGGTAATACACAAGTAACATTTTTATTACGAGATTTTCCAAATGATACGCAAGCTAGTTCTGCTTTGGGTCCATTTACCGTTTCATCATCTACCAAAAAAGTAGATACACGTGCAAGAGCTAGAGCTGTTGCATTAAAAATAGCAAACACAGCATCTAGTCAAAGTTGGAAGTTAGGAACTTTTAGATTAGATATACAACCAGATGGACGTAGATAATGGCAAAAATTGTACAGGTAATAACTAGACCATCAAACGAATATGATATACAGACTGCAGAAGCTCAAGTAAGAGATCTTGATGCAATTGTAGAAAAATTAAACTCAACGTTTCAAGAAGAATTAAAAGATGAAATTGAAGCGTTTAACTTTTTTTTAAATTA